CGGTTGACGTTAACAACATTCAGTATAATGAAGCATTATCTGTAACGTATAATAGTGCTGCTCGATCTACTGCTCACCGCGCACCTATCGTTGTAACAGTTACTATCAACTTCAACCCGAACCTTACTGGTGATCAAGACGCAGTATTCTATCAGTACTATAAGACAGGTTTCGGTGCTCAGGCTGGTAACGATTATGGTACAACTGGTGCTCTTGAAGTACAAAGAACTGTGAACGGTGTTGCAAGTGATGTTGGTTCTGATCTTACTCAGAACGTACCTGATAATGGTGTTTACCAATATAACTACGCATTCGACGCCGATACTACTAACGGCCGAACCGGTGGTAATGATGTGACAGTAATTACTGTTGCTATTGGTCTTAATACCGGACAGTATGTATCTTCTGAAGATACTATTACTGAGGCAGGTGCAACGATCTCGCTTGTTGCTCCTTTGGAAAGAAACTACGTAAACGTAGGTGGATAAATAATAGTTATGAAGGGGGTCCTTTGGGCCCCCTATATTATGTTTTTGTTTTTTATAAGATGGAGATAAAAAAAATGAGTGATCAAGAAAAAAAAGTAAAATTGGACGAAAGTATTCAATTTTTTGAAGATTTTATTAATATCGTTTTGCCGCAAGGTTTAGAAGGTGTTGAGCCAATGGCGGTGATGCGACATTATAACCACATCCGACAAGAATTATCAACACTATACGTTGATTTAGATTAAGGAAAAATTATGGCAGGCGGAATAGGTGATCCCGGCGCTCGAAGATTTTCAAGAATACCACCGGAGTCTACCGGTGATAGAATGTATATGGTGCATACTGCAGAAATTGAATTTTTGCAGAAAAGTTTATATGACACCGCGAGAGGCTCGGTTCACGAATGGCGAGTAGGCGACCGTTATGACATAAGCAATTTCCAAGGCGGGAAAGTTCATGTCCACGGCGTCTATGATCGTGGAGATGGTACAGGTATTCTTGCAGTACATTATAATAAAACTGCAAAATATGAAAACTATAGTCCTGAGGTTGGAGAACTTATTTCAATTGACGGAGATGTCGTAGCATCAGTTTCAGCTTCATATGATGTTTATATTCCTACTCAAAACATTATGGGTTACGACAACCCTGAATATGGTCTGGACGTAGACATTACGGGTTCAGCAAACGTTCGATTTGCGGAAGGTCTTCCTCAGTTAGACGCATGGGGTAAATTACGTACATCAGGCGCTACTCACATTGGTGACTATGTATTTGGTCAGAAAGAAATTCTCGACAATAACTTCTCTCCCACACAATTGAATGGCGGTTCTGTTGTTTACGATAACGACAGAAACTCAGTCACACTTAAAATAGCGGGAGCTACTGATCCTGAACATGTATCGAATGAAGGATTTGTCGCTTGTTCAAGTAACACTTATCATCATTATGTTGCGGGTAGTTCACACCTTTATATGGGTACTGCACGACTGAATAACACGGGTGGTCCGTCAGGTTGTGTGAGAAACTGGGGTATGTTTGATGCAAACAACGGTTTCATGTTTAGAGTTGACGAAAACAATAATCTAAGTGTTGCTATTAGAAGTTCCACTTCAGGTAGTACTATAGATAATGTAATCCCACGATCTAGTTGGAACGGCGATAAAGTAGATGGGTCAGGAGATTCACAAGAAGTTCTTGACTTATCAAAAAATAACATCTACTGGATTGACATTCAGTGGCACGGTGCAGGCCGAATACGATTTGGTACATATTTTCGAGGTGCTCGTGTTGTCTTACATTCGTACTATCATGGTAATCTCTATGAAGTTGCTATGTCGCAAACTGCTTCGTTGCCAGTATGTTGGAGCATAAAGGCAATCTCCGGCCCAACCGATGATACGACTATTGAAACATGGAGTGCTTCAGTTTGGACAGAAACCACAATTGATTTGAATGAAAAAGGCACACCAGCAACTTATGCAACCACACATTTTACTGTCACAGCAGACGTTACAGATCCCTGGCAGTACTTGTTTTCAATCTCCCCCAAAGTGGAACTACCTAATGGTGAAGTAAATCATACTTTATACATGCCCACAAGTATTTCTGCTTATGCATTTGACGTGGATCATACTAACAGTGGTGCATTAGATGCAATTATTGATCTAAAAGCAGAGATTAATTGTGTACATCAGGGCCATGTTTGGACTTCTATCCCAGGAACCACCACAGAAATATCCACAGCTGGCACCAGTTATGAATTTGGTAAATTGTTTTTAAATGAAATGTTTAGGGGTCGATACGAAGCAGAGCTTACAGATACATTCAATAACTGGCAGAATGGTGCAGTCAAAAACTTTGCTGATGATGGTGGAACCGTGGTTAATAACATTGCCAGCATCACACAGGCAAGTCCGGCAGTGTTAACTGTAGTTCCTGGTGAACGATTAGAAGTAAGAGAAACTGCTACTCAAGGACCAGTGGAATTCCCCTTAAACGCGTCAGAATATAACGGACGTTATGAATTGTATAATCTTGAGGGGATGACGGAAGCAGCTGGACAATATCTGTATGTGAAACCCATTGCTTACAATCAATGTGAATTATATTTGGACGAAGCGCTCACAACACCTTTTGACACCTCAGGATATTCAGCACACACACCAAATACTGGATATATCAAAGGATTCGCGGGCTCTAGAGTTACATGGAACTTTTTTGCTAAAACCAGATCACTGATTCACCCGAATGGTCCAGTTAAGATGATGGTGACTATTAATTGGAAAGAGGTCATTCAATAATGACTTCAATAAACACCTACTTTAATTATAGGTGGAATTGGGAAGATTTTCCTAATCAAAAAGTAGGCTTTGATGGGCCTACTCGTATTATATACGTAAATGAAGGTATTACTGAATTAAATGTAAAAGAAGACGTATATTCTGCATGGAAAGAATGGGTAAGCGCTTCTCAACAAGGACCAAGAGCTGCAGCGTATCCGTCTGCGATTAGTGTTATTGGTGGTGAGGAAATTACAGAATCATCGAATGTTGGTGCAACATTCTTCTTAGAAAATGGTTGGAGAATACAGCCATTTTCGCAAAAAGGTTTAGCGTATACGTTAACTATTAATGGAAACCTTTTTACAAGAGAAGTTGGTGATAACCCCTTTTTAATTGCAGAAGGTGTTTCGGTTTCTCTCGTAAGATCAAACATTGTAGATTTGATTCGAGTAGAAAGTCTCGAGGCAAATATTACACCAACAGATTTAGCAGCGATTGCAGACTCTGTTTGGGATGAAATCTTATCAGAACATCAAACAGATGGTACGACTGGTAAGAAACTAAAGGACAACTTAACGCAATTGAAGTATATTGCACGAATTTAGATTTTTTTATAAATAAAAATAGAATTTTTCCAGGAGATTCAAATGAAAACTTTCAAAAGTGTACTCGAAACTTTGCATATAGCTTCGGGTAAGCTTAGTGAACTTGCTGAACCAGTTTCTGACATAGAAAAGCGGTTGATTGATATGCACCAAGTAGAGGTGCAGGATTATGTTATTCCTCAAGAGCATGTGTTTAAAGGTAATATCGACACTCAACCACGTTTAGCAGATCAATCTCTTGAAACAAGTCAAGATAATTATGATTCATATCAAGAAGAATCTGTAGAAATTTCTGAGGCACCTGGAAAATACACGAAGCGCGGCGATAAAGAACTTTATCAATGGGGTGATATCAATCAAGCTTTGATGGATGCCGGTGCTAATATGCGGATTATCAGTAATGTATTAACTAAGCTTTCAAAGAAAGACGTAGGTTTACATGAAGAAACTCTTCTCGAAGGTCCTTCTGATAAGTGGATGACTCCACTCATTACAGCAATCGAAAAGCATAAAGATAAGCCTGAGTTCATGCGATTTGTTGTTCAATACGAAGCATGGATGGAAACGTATGATCGAGCACATAAAAAGCTGCGTAATTCAAAAGGCATCGAAGGCAAACTAATGAATAGTATTCTTGATGCAGTAGGTATTTCAGAATCACTCATTAACGAATCAGTAAAAGAAGAACCTCAAATGTTAGAAGAATCTTCTGATCTTAAAGAACTTAAGTCTATGACACCAATGAGAGATAAGTTTGGTCCTGTTAACCCTAAGTTGAAACAAAAGCAGAAAGCACAGAAGTCAGCTTCTCAGAATAAGTCTTTTAGCAAAGTAAGATCGCGAATGGAAGAAGATGAAGTTGACGAGGCGCAGATTAGAACTCGGGCCCGTGTACGAAACGATCAAGAAAAACTTAAGAAAGCACGTGCTGCCAAATCTGCTAAAGCAAATGTTAAAGAGGGTACTGTCGGTGAGTTTGAAGAAGCATCTGAAAAGCTCGATGGACGAAAAAAAGAATTCAAAGAAAAGTTACGAGCTCTTCTTTATCAAAAGGCAAAAGAAGCTCAAGAAAATAAAGATGTAGTTGGTGCTATTCTGAATCGAAAAGTAACAAAAGAATCTGCCATTATGGAAAAATATAAGCCAGGTAAACTCAAATTAAAGAGTGGTGATATGGTAACAGTGTCGAAGCAAGATGCTGGATTATTAAACTCAATGCTTAGCGATATGAAACCAAAAGGTAGAAAGGAAATGGAAAAGGTTTTACAAACTGATAAGGCCGGTTTCGAAGAAATTTTAGGATTTGCAAGAGAGGCATTATAATGAGTACAGACATGATTATTAAACCTCAAGCAGCATTAGCTTCTATATCAACAGCTAATACTGTTTCAGACGCAGGATTGGTTTATTTGTATGCACCTAGCGCTTCAGTTATTACGATCGCCGGTGTAGTAAATGGTTCTTTTACAATTCCTGCAGGTGAAACTCGAATTGTAGAAAAAGAGCCAACAGATACTATTGCAGCTACCGTAGCTGTAGAAGCTACACCAATTGCGTATAAGTAATTTAAAATAATAAATAAAAATTAAGATGTAAATTTAGGAAAATTCTATGAAGCTTATAACAGAACACGCAGAAGATTTTGAGGTAGTAACAGACCTCAATGAAGAGACTGGAAAGAAGTCTTACTTTATTGAAGGTGTCTTTATGCAAGGCGATATCAAAAATCGCAACGGTCGAATTTATCCTAGCAGTATTCTCGAAAATGAGATGAACCGTTATTCAAAAGAATTTATTGGCGAAAAGCGAGCCCTTGGTGAGCTTGGTCATCCTAGTGGTCCTACTATTAATGCGGACCGTGTATCCCACTTAATAGTTGAGATGAAAAGGGAAAAGAACGATTTTATTGGCAAAGCTAAAATTTTAAGTACACCTATGGGTGAAATCGTAAAGAATTTCATTGACGAAGGTGTTAAAATTGGCGTGTCAACACGAGGTTTAGGTTCCGTTAAACCTCTTAAAGACGGTACTATGGAAGTTCAAAATGATTTCCATTTATCAACTGTTGACATTGTTACAGATCCATCAGCGCCAAATGCATTTGTAAATGGTATCATGGAGAACGTCGAATATTATTACGACATCGCTGCCGGTAATTGGATTGCACGTCAATCTGTTGAAGAAGTGATTGAAGAAGTTCAAGAAACAGTTGAGAAGCAATATAGAAAAGTTGTGAAGCGTATTGATGAAAATGTTGCTTCTGACTTGCTATCTAAATTCATTTCTTCACTAAAGAATTGAAGTTTTATAAATAAGTTTACTTTGTATTACAATTACAAATAAAGGAGAATCACAATGGCAGAAAAAGAAGTAAAGTCAGATGATGGCGTTTCTGTTGCTGCAGCTCCTGCTGATCCTCAAGGTGGAAAGGCAGAACTTGATCCAAAGAAGAAGAAAGGCGCTTCTATGGAGAAGGTAAAGGCTGAAGAAACAGAAGTTGAAATTTCTGAAACTGAAGAAGAGATTGTCGAAGAAGTTGTAGAAGTTGATACTTCTGTTGCTTCACTCTTCGAAGGTGAAGAACTCTCTGAAGAGTTCAAGGAAAAAGTTTCTGTTGTTTTTGAAGCTGCAGTCAATGAAAGGGTTGCTTCTAAGGTTGCTGACCTTGCAGAAGAATTGACTGAACAGCTTGAATCACAATTGCAAGAATCTGTTGAAACGCGAGTTGAAGAGATTATAGAAAATCTCGACAAGTATCTCGATTACGTTGTTAACGAGTGGATGGAAGATAATCAAATTGCTATCGAAGCCGGTATTAAGGTTGAAATGGCAGAATCTTTCATGACTGGTCTAAAGGAGCTCTTCGAGCAGCATAATGTTGAAGTTTCAGAAGAAACTTACGACGTAGTTGCATCTTTGGAAGAAGAAGTTTCTGAATTGAGGGGTAAGTCAAACGAGCTTGTTAATGCTAACATCGAACTTCAATCTAAAATCGATGCAGCTGCTGCAGAGAAAGTATTTGAAGAGATCGCTGAAGGTTTGAACGTAACTCAAGAAGAGCGTTTTAAAGTTCTTGCTGAAGGCTTAGACAGTTCAGACTTGGAGGTTTATGCTAAAAACCTGCGAGTTATCAAAGAATCATTCTTTGCGGTTGAAGAAGAAAGTGGTGCACCTTCTACTGATTCCGTAATGAAAGATAATCTTGGTGATGAAGAGGAAGTAGTGATTGAGGAAGAGGTTAAAGCTCCCGCTTCTGAATACTCTTCTATCAATGCTCTTGTTGAGGCACTCAATACAAGAAAAGCCACGGCTTAATTGATGAATTTTTACGTTTTTATAAATAAAAAATACTTATAACAAGGAGATAGAAATAATGTCACAGACTAACTATCAAAAACTTGTGGAAAAGTGGGGGCCCATTCTCGAGCACGACTCTTTTTCACCTATTCAAGATCAACATCGTCGATCTGTAACTGCTACTATTCTTGAGAACACCGAGCGTGCTCTTCAAGAAACTGGTGACCTTTCTGCTAACATGACTTCTCTGTTGTCAGAAAACAATGTTGCGGGTAACGATGGTTTCACGGGCGGCGCGACTGACGCTGGTCCTGTTGCAGGTTATGATCCCGTACTGATCTCATTAGTACGTCGTTCAATGCCTAATCTTCTCGCTTATGACATTTGTGGTGTACAGCCGATGACTGGTCCTACGGGCTTGATCTTCGCAATGCGCTCACGTTATAGCAATCAGTCTGGAACAGAAGCTCTCTACGGTGAATCTGATACAGCATTCTCAGGTACTGGAACTGACGCTGGCGACTTAGGTGATGCACCTGGTGGTGTAACTGCAGGTACTGGTATGACTACTGGTGCTGGTGAAGTCAAAGGTGCTAACACTTCAGTAGACTTCGCAGAAATGGCCTTCTCTATCGAGAAAGTAACTGTTGCTGCTAAGACACGTGCTCTGAAAGCTGAGTACACCACTGAATTGGCACAAGACCTCAAGGCAGTCCATGGTTTGGATGCTGAGACGGAATTGGCCAACATTCTTCAGGGTGAAATTCTTTCAGAAATCAACCGTGAAGTTGTTCGTACAATTTACAAGACTGCTGAGCAAGGTGCTGAAGGCACTGCTACTCAAGGTATCTTTGACCTTGACGTTGATGCTAATGGCCGCTGGTCAGTAGAGAAGTTCAAGGGCTTGATGTTCCAAGTTGAGCAAGAAGCTAATGCTATCTCTAAGCAAACTCGTCGCGGAAAGGGCAACATTGTAATTTGTTCTTCTGACGTTGCTTCAGCTCTTCAAATGGCTGGTGTCCTCGATTATACTCCTGCTCTTGGCGGTAACGCTCTTCAGGTAGATGATACGGGTAACACTTTCGCAGGTGTCTTGAATGGCCGTATGCGAGTTTACATCGATCCTTATGCAGGTTCAAACTACATGGTAGTTGGATACAAGGGTACTTCAGCGTTTGATGCTGGCCTCTTCTATTGCCCATACGTACCTCTCCAAATGGTACGTGCAATTGGTGAGAATACTTTCCAGCCGAAGATTGGCTTTAAGTCACGCTACGGCATGGTTGCTAACCCCTTCGCTGAAGGT